AGAGCCCGCCCGTCATCAAAGACATCTGGGAGCCCCTGCGCCCCGAGAGCTTCATCCCCGTCGGCGGACACGAGCCGCTTCGCCTCGACGACGGCACCCCGCTGGACGCCGACTTCGTCAAGAAGCTGGAAGACGAGGGCGATCCCTACGAAAACCCCGTCGTCATCCACGGCGAGTGGAACCCCCGCGTCACCGGCCAAGTCTTCGAGCGGTTCTCCCCTGCCGAGCACGTCTTCGGCCAGTTCTCCCCCCAGCCCGGCGAAGACTGGCGCGTATGCGTCGGCGTCGACCACGGCGAGCTTGTGGGCAAGGAGTGTGCGATCCTCGCGCTCACCCGGCAGGCCCGCCCCGACGAGGGGGACGGCGATGTCGTCGTCGTCCTCGCCGAGTACGTCGGCGGCACCGACCTAACTATCGAGGCAGACGCCGAGGGCATCATCGCCATGCTTGGCCGCTGGGGCCTTGATTGGGGCAACGTGGACAGCGCATGGGGTGACAAGACCACCACCGACAGCACGTACCGCAGCAAGGGAAACACCGACCTCATCGCCGCGATCCGCAAGGTGCTCGAACGCAAGAAGCGCGGCGCGGGCCGGCTGGTCACCAAACGCAACGAGTTCCAGCAGGTCAAGACCGGCGAAGGCCGCGCCCAAGGTAGCGTAAACCTGGGCTATAAGTACCTCAACCAGCGGATGCTGCGCCGCGGCCAGTTCTCCGCCCATGAGTCCTGCCGCACACTGATCAAGGCCCTCCAAGAGTTCGACGGCCACCCAAAGCACCCGGGCAAGGACATCCTCGACGCGCTACGCTACAGCGTCAACGACCGCGTCTTCGAGGGCCGCCGCTTGGCCTACGTTCCCCGTCTCGACGCTTCCCCGAGGTGACCAATGCCCCGCCGCTCCGTCTTCGCCCTCACCCTGGCCCTCTCCGCCTGCGCCCCCGCCGACGACAGCGCAGGCGCCACGTCCAGCGCCCCTGCCGCAGTCCTCGTCGAGGTGCTCACCCACGACGAGGTCTTCTCCACCGATGCCGGCGGGGCCATCGTCCGCGGCGACCTGATCAGCGTGCACGCTTGCGCCGACGGGATCTGCCAGCCCGTGCCGTGGTCGACCACCGGCACCGTCGCCCGCCCCGAGATCGCCGGCGATACCTACCGCTTCGCCTGGGCTATCGCGCCGGAATAGCACCCCTCCCGCGCCTGTGCTACGCTACCCACGAGGTCACCCTTGGACGCAATCACCAACGCCGCCGTCAACGCAAACGCCGTCCAGGCGTCGATCCCGCTGCCCTCGGGCACGTCGGAGATCCACCGCGTGCAGTCGACCCGCGCGCGCCGGTCGATGCTGGAGGGGACGTGGTCGCGGCTTCTCGCCGAGCGCACCACCCAAGTCCTCGGCGCGACCCGCTCGGCGATGCAGGCTGACCCAAGCCTCAGCCTCAACCCCTTCAAGTCCGTCTGCCGCGCCCTGTCTGTCCTGTACGACGGCGCCCCGACGATCCAGCACCCGGTCGCCAGCGCCGAAGACCTGCGCAACCTCACGCGCAAGATCACCGCGGCGGGTCTGTGGCCGATGATGCAGCGCGTGCAACAGTACGTGCTCGGGCTCCGCGAGTCGCTGGTCCACGCCGCTGTCGACCCGTCCACCGGCGCGCTGCGCTTCCGCGCGGTGTACCCCGACATGGTCTACGCCCGCGCCAGCGAAGACCGCCCCGACGAACCCGTGCGGATCGAAGAGCTGCGCAGTCGCTCGGCCGCCTACCTGCGCTCCAAGGGCATCGTCGTCACCCCGAACGTGGCCAACGCTGAAGACGTCTGGACGGTCGATGTCTACGACATCAGCGGCCCCGCGCCCTTTCACGCCGTCCACCTGCTCAGCGCAAAGTCGAACAGCCAAGGCTGGGCGTTGGGCGCCGACATCACCGCACAGGTCTACGGCAAGGCCCTCGCCGCCGGTGACTACCCGTGGCGCGCGACCCCGACCCGCGCAGCCCTCGCCGCCGATCCCAAGGCCGAGGGCGCACCCGTCATCCCCTACGTGCTCTACCACGCCGCCCCCAACGGGGATCGGTTGTGGGATCCCTACGAGTGGATCGAGATCGTCGACGGCACCCTGACCGCCGGCGTGCTCAACAGCTTCCTGCTGCACACCTTCGCCGACGCGAGCTGGCCCCAAAAATACATCATCGGCGGGGCGCCCGCGGGCTCTGCCGTCACAATGGACACCGGCGAAGAGGGCAGCCGTCGCGCCTACGTGCCGTCCGACCCCACGTCGATCCTCGTGATCGAGCCCCTGCCTGCCTTCGTCGGGCAGCCCACCGCAGGCCAGTTCCAGCCCGGCGGAGACATCACCGCGCAGGAAGCCGTTCTCGGCAACATGATCAGCGCGCTCATGGAGTCCGCCGGCATCAGCCCGTCCGACGTCCAGCGCCTGTCCGGCAACGCCCGGTCCGGCGCCGCCATCGCGCTCACCAACGAGGGCAAGCGCGAGCTGCAGCGCCGCTATCAGGCTGTCTTCGAGGCGGCCGATCAGCGGCTTGTCCGCCTCTGTGCCATCCTGCTCAACCGCTGGGCCGACGGCGTCGAGCTGGCCGCCGAGGCCGCGGGCGACCCCATCGCCACGCTATACCGCTTCCCCGAAGGCGGCTACAGCCTGACCTACCCGCGAATCCCTCGCAGCCCCGACGAACTGAAGGCGCACCGTGAGCACGTCTTCGCGCTGCTCGACCGCGGCATGCTGACCGACGCCGAGGCGTTCGCCGCGCTCCACGACGTCCCCCTCGAAGTCGCCGAGCGCCGCGTCGCCGAGCGCATGCCACCCGCCCCGGCACCCGCCCCGGCACCCGCCCCGACCGCGCAGCCGACCCGCACCACCCCGCCCGCCACCGAGCGCCCCGACGCCCCAGCCCGCGACATGCTCCGCGAGGCTGTCGAGGACGCGCTCGACGAGATCGACGACGGGGGCGACCCGGCCGAAGTCCTTGCCGGCCTGCGCGCCGTGCTCGACGACGACGACGACGACGTCCTCGACGACGCCACCTTCGATCCCGACGCCGAGCCGCCTGATGCCTAAGAGCGCCACCCCGCCGCCCGCCGTTGCAGCCGCTGCCCGCCGCGGGCTTGAGTTGCGCGCAAAGCAGCCCCCGTCCAACCGCGGCGGCACCCCCGTCGGCATCCGTCGCGCCGCCCAGCTTGCCAACCGCGAGCCCGTCAGCCTGTCCACGCTCAAGCGAATGGTGAGCTTCTTCGCCCGGCATGAGGTTGACAAGGCCGGCGAGGGCTGGGGCGTCGACAGCAAAGGCTATCAGGCGTGGCTCCTCTGGGGCGGCAACCCTGGCCGCGCCTGGGCCAAACGCATGATCGCCCGCCTCACTCCCGCCCCGTCCACCCCCCGCGACTAACCCCCCATCGGAGAGCCCCGATGTCCGACGCCGATATGGTCCCCCGCAGCCGCCTCAACGAAGAGATCGCCAAGCGCAAAGAGCTTGAGGCCGATCTCGCCGGCTTCAAGGCCAGCATCACCACGCTCGAAGCCAAGGCCGCCGAGGCTGAGACCCTGCGCGCGCAGCTCACCAAGGCCACCGCCGAGTACGACACCTACCGCGCCGGCGTGGACGCGGGGATCACCGACGCCGAAGGCCTTGAGCTGGCCCGCTACTTCTACGACAAGACCCCCGCCGTCGAGGGCCAAGAGCGCCCGTCTTTTGCGGACTACATGGGCAAGCTCAAGACCGACCCGACTGCGCGCCCCAAGGCGCTGGGCGCCTACTTCACCGACGCCACCCCGGCCACGCCCGCGCCCGCACAGACCGCCCCGGCGCAGCCCCCGGCTGGCACCCCGGCCAAGCCCGCCGCGCCCGCTCAGCCCGCGCAGCCCGCCGCCCCGCGCAGCACGGCAGCCCTCCCGCCCCCGTCGACCGGCGCCGCCCCCGCGCCCGCCCCATCGCCCAGCGCCGCCGGCTGGACCCGCGAAAACATCGCCGACCCGGCGACCTACGCAGCCAACCGCGACGCGCTGCTCAAGCAAGCCTCCGCCGGCCTCGCTTCTCGCCTGGGCTCGCGCTAAACTTGCACCCACCGCGCGACCGTGCTACCCTTGACACGAAGGCCCACGGTCGCGCCGTGTAACAAATGCGTAAGGCCGGAAGAGACACCACTTCCCCCTTTCGCATGAGGTGCCCCCGTGGCCAACGAGATCCTCGCCGCAAGCTCTGACTTCCTTGTCGCTTCCGTCCTCGAGATGGAGATCCTGACCAAGCTCAGCAGCTTGATCAACCTCCGCGGCAGCCCCGCCCTCGTCGACTTCTCGCCGATGGCCTCGCGCGGCTCTCTCGTCCTGGCGATCCCCCTCGCCGGCTGGGACAGCCTCGTGATGACCGCCCCCGGTGAGGCGACCGGCGTGAGCAACACCGCGCTCGACAGCGATCAGATCACCCTGACGATCGCTCGGCAGGCCATCCAGCTCCAGATCAGCGACGAGCTTCTGGTCTCCAGCCTGGGCGGCGCGATGAATGTCGAGCGGCTCGCGCAGGCCGCGGCCAGCGCCTACATCAACCGCCACAACGACCTGACCGTCGGCCTCTTCGGCGGCGTCACCGC